CTGTGCGTAAAGCCAAACTGTACTACCTGCGTGAGCGTACTGGTAAGTCTGCTCGTATTAAAGAGCGTCTTAACTAAGGTATCGCTAACGCGACATCTAAAAGTTAATAGCAAACAAGGGGTTAGCGTGACGCTAACCCCTTTTTTTTGAGCCTTGTCCACGGATTGGCTACGCAGAATTATTTTGTAGTCAAATGTAGGCATTAAAAAACCCGCCGAAGCGGGTTAGAGCCAGAGTTGGCCTTGGGACGTTTTGGGGCCTCCACGTGCAGGGTGGGGCGGTACAGGATTTACTCTACCTGGGCACATGATTATATCGGTTACAGTTTCTAAGGATTTGAAGGTGCAGCCGCAGTTGATGTTTTGGCACTGGTTGTAACGTTCTTTTGTGTTCTCAGAGAGCACAACACTGCTGCGAGTGTGTGCAGCGTGAGAGCACTTTGGACAATTCATCATTTAGGATTCGCCCTGTTGAATATTTAACTTGATCATACCTATTGGTTATCCAAAAGGATAATTAATTTTACTATTGCAGGGCTGAGTCCTCAATTTTAACTTCAAGTTCGATACTGGTCGTATATCCGCTGTCAGCGGTCAGGCTATGCGTCAGCGTTGTGATGATCCATTCCCCCGCATCAATCTGCTGCTTAAATCCGCTGACCTTCACCGGCATTTCCGTGTAAAGCTCTGCGCGTCCCTTCGCCAGCTGGATTGAGAAGGTTGCAACACCACGCTGCAGGCGTTCCCACTGCATTTTGGCCGCCCGTTCGGCGTTGCCCCGGTTCGCGTAAGTGCGGCTCAGTACCAGCACGTTCTCGTCCGTGCCGATAAGGTAATCCCCTTGCTTCGCCTCCGGTTCCTTCTTCTTCACCGGGGCTTTACGTCGCCTGCGCTTCACCTTCGCCACTGGTTTTTTTGCCGGTTCACGGGTATGCAGCCAGTTGGATATCACGCCGGTGTAGGCGTCGCGGTCTGCCAGGGTGAAGCGGTGACTGTCTCCGTCCCTGCGCTGAAGGGTGATTACCGGCAGCGGCTTGCCGCTTGCCGTTTTTCCCTGTCCCTGCCGGATAAACAGCAGATTTCCGTCCTTAACGCAGGCCACCGCGCCGCACTGTTTAGCCAAGCGCATCAGAAAGCTGGCGTCTGATTCGTTGGTCTGATCAATATGGTCAATTTCTGCGGCGGCCATGTCATCACCCATCGCCGTCTTCAGCTTATGCCGCCCGGCGATATCCCGGACAATTTCGCCCGCTGTGGTTTTGTGCCAGGACTTCTCCCGCTTCGTGTTCAGGGTCTGCCGGAAGTCAGCGCTGCGCGCCCGCAGCGTCAGGCGGTCAGGCGTACCGCTGTGCTCGATTTCGTCAACCACATAGCTGCCTTTCGGAAAAAGTGCCTCACCCTGCCAGCCCAGCGCCAGCGACAGCACGACGCCCCGGCGCGGCAGCTGCAGCTGGCCGTCCGCGTCGTCCAGCTCGATGTCCAGCTGATCCGCCTCAAAGCCCCGGTTGTCAGTGAGCGTCAGGCTCAGCAGGCGCTTTTCCAGCTTCTGCGTGATGTCTGCGCCGTCCATCGTCAGCCGGAACGCCGGTGAGTTCTGCTGGCCGTTAATCCACGGGCTGGTCATCATGAAAATAATCCTCCCGCTGCGGCGCTCACCTTACCGGCGGCGGTGGCGGCTGCGCCCTGCATGGCAGACAGCTGATCGCTGAGGCTGCCGAACATCTCGCCCAGCGATTCATCGGTGCGCTTCAGCGTCAGCGTGAATTCAATGCGGCGGCACACACCGCTGCTGAAGAACTCCGCTTTGGTCTGGCTCAGGCTTTCAATCACGAACATGCCGTAAATCGTCCCGCTGCCCTCGATAAGCGGCCACGCGCGGCCCAGCTCCGCAATCTGCTCCAGCGCGAACAGCGACAGCCTGCCGCCGGTAATCTCCGGCAGCAGCACGCCGGAAAGCGTCAGCGTGTCGTTGTCCGGGCCTAAAAACTGCAGCGACGGCCTCACGCCCACGCGACTGTTTGACGGGAAACGCCAGCTGCGCTGATACTGCAGTTCCTGATAGGGCACCGTCTTCAGCATGAAAACAAATAAGCCCAGCGTCATCATCATTCCTCAAATCCTCCCCTGTCCCGGTAACTGCTGCGGGCGCGGGCCTGCGCCTGCCGCTCTTTTGCCTCCAGCCTGCGCATCACCTCATCAACCAGATCCTGCTGGCTCTGCCCCGGCTGCTGCACAATGGTGAAGGAGGCGTGAATCTGCGGCGCAGCTGCCTGTGCAGTACTGCCACTCATGCGCGGTGCTTCCTGCCGGTACGCCTGAACCGGCAGGCTCAGCGGGTGCAGGGGCTTTGTCTCCGCCGTCGCTGCGCCGCCCAGCGTAAGCGCCGCCAGTGCCGCCAGCCGTGCGGTGCTCCGGCGGCTGGTCACGTTCGCCGGACCGCTGACCAGCTCCGGTCCGTTCTCACCGGCCACACCAAACTGCCCGGACGGTATAAAGCCGCCGCTGTCGTACATGCCCGCAAATCCGGGGAACCCCCCCGGCGGCAGAGATACGCCGCCGCCCGTTTTTACTGTTGCCGGTCGCGGCAGCTGCGGCCCGCCGGACTTATCGCCGCCCGGCTTCAGAAAGTCCGGCAGGTAGTCGGTCAGTGACGACAGCTTGTTTTTAATCGCATCCCACTTCTGACTGATGCCCGCCATCAGGCCGTCAATCATTTGTGAACCGGCCTCCTGAAACCGCGCGGGCAGCGCTTTCGCGTCGGCGACAATCTCGCCCCACTTTGTGCTGATGTAGGTGCGGATCGCGGTCCAGATGCTGCTGACCTTTGTGCTGATAGCGTCCCACATGGCGGCAAGTTTCGGCCCCAGCGTGTCCCAGTTCTGCCAGATAAGCAGCGCCCCGGCGGCAATCAGTCCGATAACGGCCAGAATCGGGTTTGCGAACATCAGCCTCCCCAGCCACAGCACGCCGTTCCCCACGATGCCGATGGCGCTTTTAATCAGCCCGAAGGCGCTAAATGCTTTTATACCTAACACGCTGAAGCTCAGCCGCAGCAGCGCAAGCGGCCCCAGAACCGCCGCCAGGCCGATCATAAACGTGCCCAGCACCATTACCACCGCCGATATGATCGCCGCTGCTTTCATCAGCGTGCCCGCCAGCTCCTTGTTGTTTTCCACCCAGCGGCGGGTTGCACCGGTGACTTTTTTCACCATGTTCATGATGTCCATGAGCGGCGTGCGCAGCGAATCGCCCAGGCCGCTCATGGTGTTGGAAACGCCGGTTTTAGTCAGCATCCACTGTGCCGAAAGCGAGTCCTTATTGATGTCTGACTCTTTCTGCATGGAGCCTTTTGCAGCATCCCCCTGTGTCAGTGCCAGCTGCCTTCGCAGCTCCGGCATGTTATTGACAAGCTTTGCCGCTGCAGGGCCGAACTCCTTGCCAAAGAGCATCGTCAGCGCGGGCACTCTCTTGCTGTCCGGCAGTTTTTTAACCTTTTCCAGCACGCGCATGATGGTGCCCATCGCATCCGTGGTCATCTGCTTTTCAATCTTTGCCGGGTCCAGTTTCAGCAGGTCCATGCCGTCCATAAACCGGTTACTCTGCATCGTGGCTATAGACAGCTCGCGCACCATGGCATTAGCGGAACTGGCCGCAATCTCAGAGGTGGCACCCAGCGTAAGGAATGTTGAACCCAGCGCCGCCACCTGTCGGAAGTTCATCCTGTCGGCCACGCCACCCATACGCTGTAGCACATCAATGATGTCCGCCCCTTTGGACATGGCGTTATCGTCCAGGTAGTTCAGCGCGTCGCCCAGTTGCTCGATGTTGCGCGTGGGGATTTTGTACAGCTGCGCAATCTTGCCCAGCCCTTCGGCCAGCTCACCGGCGGGCAGTTCAAACGCGGTGGACGCCTTCGCCGCCGTGGTGGCAAAAGCCATCAGGTCGCGTTTCTGGTCCTCATAGGAATCGTTCTGGTTCGTCACGCCCATGCGCGCGCCGCCCTCAACCAGCGCGGCGTAGTCTATCGCGCCGTTTTCCATCGGCAGCTGCTCACTGGCGGCCTTGATGGCGGCCTGCATGTCATAGAACTGCTTCGTGCGGTTGCCGCTGTCGTCGCGAAGCCCGTTAACCTGCTTCGCCACGCCTTTCATGGCGTCTTCCATTGCCGCTGATGCATGCACGGATGCCAGCACCGGTGCGCCCATTGCCAGCCCTGCAGCAGACGTTGCCGCACCGGCACCGGCCACGCGATCGCGCACCTCAAGCGATCGGGAATATCGCTCACGTACCGCGCGCATTTTTGCCTGCCGATCTCCCAGCTTTTTAAGCGACTGCTGCTGCCGGTCAATGGCGGCGCGTGCCTCGTCCGACTGACTTTTAAGTTCGCGCTGTGCCTGGCTCAGTTTCTTCGTGTCGATACCGGCAGCGCCCAGCGCCTCACGCTGACGCTGCACCGACAGGCGCAGCCCGTTATAAGTCTGCTGCAGCTGGCTGGCGCGGTTTTTTGCCTGCTCCAGCACGCGGGCCTGTGCAGCGGTGGGCTTGTTTGTTTCCGTAAACTGCACGGCAAGCCGCGCCGCTTCTTCGCGGGCGGCTTTAAGGTTGTTAGCAGTGATGGCAAGCTGTGAGCGGGTTTTACGGAAGCCGTCAATGCGCCCGGCCTGTGCGTCCAGAGCCTTGAGGGTGTTGCGCGTGTCGCGCAATGTGCCGGCCAGCTCGCGCGTGCTGTCGCGGGCGCTGCGGAAGGGGCGCGTCAGCTTATCGACCGCGCCCAGCACGACCTGTAAGCGCAGATTTTTATCACTCATCGCTGGCCCTGTGTCTCAGGATTGCTTTGTGCCGCCACTCCAGAACCTCGGTCAGCGTCATGGACTCGGTAACGGAGGGCGGCCAGTGAAAGACGGTGGCGATGTCCGCCACCAGATCGTCTACCGTCAGGCCGTCGCTAAATCCGACAGGACCGACTTCTTCAGCAAAAAAG